AAAGACCACAGTCAGCGGCAACTGATTGAGGTCCAGTAAAAAAAATATCGTCACATCGATTATATCACTGGAAGGGGAATTTTTAAATGGTTCAAAAAAGAATTGATTTGCCATTGTCTCATTTGGCTAATGGAGCCATTCAAGAAAAGCTAGATTACGAGTTAAAGAAAGTATTCGATAACATCCATGATAAAAATACGAAAGCTCAAGATAAACGCAATATTACTATTAAGTTGGAATTTAAACCAGACGAAAATCGTCAAACCGTTTCTGTTACGAGTGAATTTACTACTAAGTTAGCAAATGTTGAAGGTGTATCCACCACTGTGTTAACTGGCAGAGATCTACACACAGGAAATATTGAAGCGAGGGAATTGAAATCTAGTTCTCCTGGTCAAACTTACTTCGATGATGATGTAACACCTAGAACAGATGTAGGGGAACCGGTGGACGTTATTGAACAAGAGATGAATAGGAAAAAGGTAATCAATTTACGGGAGGGAAACTAATCAATGATTAAAGAAGCAATTCAATATTTCGCACAATTAGGGATTAAGCCGAGGGAAAGATTTATTGAAGCGCGTGATGCACACGGAACGCCAAGAGCTTTGGTGATTGACGAAAGTGGCCACGCTACAGAAATTAAACCAGTAATTAACCGTGCGAAGGAATTTTTTCGAATTAATACTCTCACTGGTTTGGTTAGTTATATAAATTCTAACATTGAACGCTATGAAGATTTGTTATTCATTCAAATATATGACGAAAGAACAGTCTATTTAAGGGGTGCTCTCCAATTTGATGGGGGCCGTGAAACCTTAGTTGAAGTTAATGCCATAGTACCTGATTTTCATTATGGTCAATTCCTTGATACTGAACAACTAATCATTGCTTTCCAATCAAAATTTACAGTAACGAAAGATCGTGACCTACTATTAAAAGTTGTTGGTAACGTTAAAGAAGAAAATGTTCGCCAGACAGGTGATACTGGGATTTCTCAAGCTGTGACAATCAAAACAGGCGTTGCTTCTGCAGATGATGTTTTAGTTCCAAATCCCGTTACACTTGCACCTTACCGTACATTCTTAGAAGTCGAACAACCCGAAAGTGATTTCATATTCCGTATGAAAGATGGCCCGCGAGGTGCAATTTTTGAAGCTGACGGAGGAGCATGGAGAAACAAAGCGATAATTAATATTCGTGAGTACCTAACGGAACAATTAGGTGAAGAAATTGATAATGGCAGAATCGTCATTATTGCTTAAGGGAGGGACGTGAGAATGATTAAAATCAACAAACTCGAAATCGAAAATGTAAAACGTGTTAAAGCGGTAAAAATAGAGCCTACACCATCTGGTTTAACCATTGTAGGTGGTAAGAATAACCAAGGTAAAACAAGTGTTTTAGATGCTCTTGCCTGGGCATTAGGGGGAAATAAGTATCGTCCTAGTCAAGCTGAACGTGAAGGAAGTATGATTCCGCCTTATCTCCATGTTGTTCTGTCTAATGGTTTAATAGTGGAACGTAAAGGTAAAAACAGTGATTTAAAAGTTATAGATCCTAATGGTGAGAAAGCAGGACAACAATTACTTGATAATTTTGTAGAACAATTAGCAATCGATTTGCCTAAGTTCATGAATTCTACAAGTAAAGAAAAAGCTAATATTCTTTTACAAATTATAGGTGTAGGAGACAAGCTTCACGAGTTAGAAATGCAGGAGAAAGAGATTTACAATCAACGACGTGCAATTGGTCAAATAGCTGACCAAAAAGCAAAGTTTGCAAAGGAACAACCGTATTACCCGGATGCCCCGAAGGAACCCATATCTGCATCTGATTTAATCAAACAACAACAAGAAATATTAGCAAGAAATGGTGAGAACCAAAGGAAGCGACAAAACCTTGCACAACTAGAAAATTTACGTAAAAGCCAGGGAGAAGAAATAGCAAGATTAGAGGCCCATCTGAATCAGTTAAAAGAAAACTACGCAAAGACTGGTGAAGATTTAGCTATTGCTCGTAAAGATGCAATTGATTTGCATGATGAATCAACAGAAGCACTAGAAGCAAATATCCAACAAATTGACGAGATTAATAGAAAAGTACGTGCAAATCTCGATAAGGATAAGGCTGAAACAGATGCAAGTGATTATAGAGCACAATACGATCAATTGACCAATGCTATTGAAAATGTACGGAAACAAAAAACGGAGTGACTGGATAATGCTGATTTACCACATGAAGGATTATCAGTAGAAGACGGTGACGTGATATATAACGGCCAAAAATGGGACAACATGTCAGGTGCAGATCAGTTACGAGTTAGTACTGCAATTGTAAGAAAGCTGAAACCTACTTGCGGATTTATCCTACTAGACAAATTGGAACAGATGGATATTGATACTTTAAATGAGTTTGGTAGATGGCTAGAACAAGAAGGTCTACAGGCTATCGCTACAAGAGTAAGTACAGGGGAAGAGTGCAGCATCATTATAGAAGACGGATATGTCGCTGGTCAGGAGCAAGTACAACTTCAACAACAACCTATTCAACAGCCGGTTGTTGAACAAAAAACATGGAAAGCTGGTGAATTTTAAAGATGGAAGTCATTAGCGGAAAAATTGAAAAGGCAAAAAAAGTCGTGCTGTATGGTCCAGAGGGGATTGGAAAATCCTCTTTGGCAGCACAATTTCCGAAACCTATTTTCATAGATACAGAGGGTTCGACTACAGAACTAACAGTTGATCGTTTAGCTAAACCTTCTAGTTGGACGATATTAAGACAACAAGTAGAGTGGGTTAAGCAACAAGTTGGACGTTTTGAAACATTAGTAATCGATACAATCGATTGGGCAGAAATGCTTTGTATTGATTCGGTTTGTGCGCAGCACGGCAAAAAAGGAATTGAAGATTTCGGATATGGCAATGGTTACGTTTATACCAAAGAGGAATTTGGACGTTTTCTAAATCTCTTAAGTGACGTAATCGAAGTCGGTATAAATGTAGTTTTAACAGCTCACTCGCAAATCGTTAAATTTGAGCAACCAGATGAAATGGGTTCTTATGACCGTTATCAGTTAAAACTAGGTAAAAAAACGAGTTCTCAAACAGCGCCATTAGTAAAAGAGTGGGCGGATATGGTCTTGTTCATAAATTACAAGACTTATAGTGTTGCGGTTGATGATAAAGGCAAAAAGCATAAAGGACAAGGTGGGGTTCGGACAGTTTTCGCTACTCACCACCCTGCTTGGGATGCGAAAAATCGTCACGGATTACCTGATGAGTTTCCTTTAGATTACTCATACATTGCCCATATTTTTAATAAGGCAACAGGACAACAACCTGCTCAAGTAACGGAAACTTGGTCTTCACTTCCACCAGAACAATTACAACAAGAGCAGCAACCGACACAATCTTCTCAACAACCAGAGCAACATAATGCACCCAGTGTTCCGGAGAGCAATGGACAGATGGCGCAAACACAACCAACAATGAATATTGACCCAGCTATTCCAGCTTCATTGCGTGACTTAATGGTACAACACGGAGTATCAGAGGAAGAAATTCAGGTTGTAGTAAGTAACAAAGGCTACTATCCACAAGAAACACCAATTATTAATTATGATCCAGACTTTATTGACGGTGTGTTAGTAGCTGCATGGCCACAAGTATATGGAATGATAGAGGATTTCAGAAAAACTCTACCTTTTTAAAAAATATTAACATAGGAGGAATTACAGATGAGTCAAGAAATCGAAAGAGAATTAGGTTGGGATGATGAGATAGAAAAGGATGGTGCGGATTTCGTCCTCCTTCCAGAAGGCGATTACGACTTTACCGTTGAAAAATTCGAACGTGCGCGCTTTAACGGTAGTGCTAAGATGCCGGCGTGTAATCAAGCAAAATTAGAAATTACAATTCACAGTCAAGAATACGGTGATCAAAAGATATTTCACAATCTTTTCTTACACACAAAAACAGAAGGCTTACTTTCAAACTTCTTTGCAGGGATTGGCCAGAAGAAAAAAGGCGAAAGATTACGCATGAATTGGAATGCTGTAATTGGAGCTCGTGGCAGATGTCAATTGGAACATAATCGGTACACGGTAAAAGGTGTGGAACGTGTAAACAACCAAATTAAAAAGTTTTATCCAGCTGATGAGGTACAACCGAGACAAGCGGCGCCTCAACAGCAAACGTATCAACAAGCTGGTCAATATCAGCAACCACAGTATCAACAACAACCAAATTATCAACAGCAACAACCAATGCAACAAACGCCATTCCCTACAGGTCAACCACAACAAGGTGGTGGAGGATTTACGCCAGGACAATTTTAAGGAGGCAGACCATTGAAGCTTAGAGATTATCAAGAAAGTGCCCGTCAATCCATTCAATCCGAGTGGGAAAAGGGTGTAAAAAAAACATTACTAGTATTACCTACAGGATGCGGAAAGACAATCGTATTCAGTAAGGTCATTGAAGATAGAGTTACTAAGGGCGAGCGTGTTCTCGTCCTT